AAAATCAAGGCTGCACATATGTCTAGAACATGGCCGAAGGGCGCGGATATAGTAACTGCAATACAATATAGTTTAGCTAGGGCTGATTACCTTCCTCATGTATCCACTAACTGGCATCCAGATCCTAAAATAATTAATGCACAGCGAATAAAAAAGGGTGAACCTGTTGGTGAGTTTTATATTTATGGCAAGATGGCAGATGAATTAATACGTGATGGTTTAGTAACAGAACATGATCTACAGCCTTACAAAGAATATTTAGCCGTAGAAAAAATAGATAGAATATGATATTTATGGTATACTGACATTGGGGTGATATGCTCCATACTCCTCCCAATGTGGGGTTTGCCTCAACTGGCCCTAGTGTTTTGAACTGCTCCACTAGGGCTTTTCTTTTTCTAAATATAGAATATAATACCATATATAGACGCACCCAAGCATGGACGGACTAAATGAGCACAAAAGAAGAACATAAATCTAAAATAGAAGGTTCAGGTAGAAAAAAAGGTACAGGCAATAAAGTACCTAAATTGTTAAAAGACGCAATACTTGAAGCAGCAGAACGTGCTGGTCAATCTATAGTAGATGAAAGATATTCTGATCCTAGTAAAGCTGACCAAAGGTTTGTAGAGCAAGCTAAAAAAGAAGGTATGGTGCATTACCTAGAACATCAGGCATTAGAAAACCCTCATAGCTTTATGACACTAATGGGTAAGGTTCTTCCTATGCAAGTTACTGGTAGTGGTAGCCAGGGTGAGCATGAGTTTGTCATCAAATGGAAACAATAGAGATAAACTACAAGCCCAGGAAACAGGCTGTAGAGTTCCACAACAGAAAAGAACGATTTGCTGTCCTGGTAGCTCATAGACGTTTTGGTAAAACTGTAGCGGCTGTTAATGATCTGATCAAATCATGTTTTGAGATAAATTTACCTAATGTTAGGGTGGCTTATATTGCGCCATATCTCTCACAAGCAAAAGCAGTAGCGTGGGATTATGCCTTAGAATATACAAGAGATATACCACATATTAAAGTTAACCATAGTGAACTAAGAATAGATTTTCCAAACGGTTCAAGATTTAGATTATTTGGTGGAGATAATTATAATGCAATTCGTGGATTATTTTTTGACCATGTATGTATTGATGAATTTGCTGACTTCCCTGCATCAGCCTATCCTACAGTTATTAGGCCAGCTACAGTAGATCGCAAAGGTAAGATTACAATAATAGGAACACCCAAAGGTAAAAACGAATTTTGGGAAATGTATGAATATGCAAAAAACCACAAAGATTGGTGGTGTAAAATGTATCGTGCATCAGAAACTGACATTCTAGATACTGCTGAATTAAAAGAAGCAAGAGCTACAATGGGTGAAGATCGTTACGAACAAGAGTTTGAATGTAGTTTTGAGGCAGCTATTCAGGGCGCATATTACGCAATGGAAATGAAAACAGCTACGCAAGACAACAGAGTAACTAGTGTGCCATATGATCCAAGTGTAGGTGTTACAGTGTCGTGGGATTTAGGTATCGGTGACAGTACATCGTTATGGTTTGCACAATTTGTAGGGCAAGAAATACGCATAATAGATTTCTATGAAACATCTGGCGTTGGGTTAGACCATTATGCAAAAGTATTGTCAGAAAAAGGTTATCATTACAAAGAACATATTTTACCCCATGACGTGCAAGTAAAAGAGCTAGGCACTGGACGCAGTAGATTAGAAACACTTGATGCATTGGGCATATACAACATCAGTATAGCGCCTAAGTTAAGTATTGATGATGGCATACAAGCAGCAAGATCAATGCTAAATCGTTGTTGGTTTGATGAAAAAAAGTGTGGGCGTGGTATAGAGGCGCTACGGCAATATCGCAGAGAATTTGACGAAAAAAACAAAGCTTGGCGTGGTAGACCTTTGCATGATTGGACGTCACATGCAGCCGATAGTTTCAGATATTTGTCAGTTGGACGTAAAGAATATCAAGAATGGGGCGAACCTATAAGAAGAAATTTGCGTGGCATAGTTTAATGTGCTATGGTCACTTCAAACAGTGAGGTGACTTTATGGCAAAACGCGGTTTATATTCCAATATTGCAGCAAAACGTAAACGCATTAAAGCTGGTAGTGGCGAAAAAATGCGCAAAAAAGGTGCAAAAGGCGCACCTACTGATAAAGCTTTTAAACAAGCAGCAAAAACAGCGAAAAAACCTGTAAAAAAGAAAAAGAGTAAAAAATAATGGCTAAAGGTGTAAAGCATTACCTCAGAAATGGTACAGAGCATAAAGGCACTATGCATAAAATGGCAGACGGAACGTTACACACTGGTAAGCGTCACACTGCAAACAGTAAAAAACTATTTCATTTTAAAGATCTGAGCAAAACAGCGCAGAAAAAAGCGAAAGGGTAAGATATGCCAGGATATGGACATAAAGGTACTAAAAAAGGCGGCAAGAAAAAAGGCGGCAAGAAAAAGTAATGGGCTTGCTAACTGACATTGCTAACGATCTGCAAATGGGTTTTGGGTTAAAAGATCGTAACCGTGATTATTACGAAAGCACAGCAAAATCCATTACAAACCAACGCGGAGAGGCTGCTGGTAGACGTTATAGAGACAGAGTAGGTCTTGATGACGGTACAAAGTTAGGCAGTAAAAAAATGCCATTTCGCGGTGGATTATTAGGCGGTATGGACATTGACTTTGGCGAATATAAAAACATGAAAGATATGTTTGATCGTGGTGGTGCAAATGCCAGAGGTGGTATTTTTCAGGGTGGTGGATTACTAAGTGACATAGCAAATTCTTTATTCCCACCAAAACAAACATCTGGATTTGGTGCATCATCTAAAAATTTTGAGCCTCTTGGTGAAAACGATCAAGGCTTGAACTTGAAAAGACCGTGGGATGAAGATTTTTTTAGTCAATATATGAGCGACTGGTTTTCAAACGCAATTCCAAAAACGATGTCTTATAATCAGTATTATGATTTTAAGTTTCCCTGATACTTAAATGCCAAAAGAAAAAGACCCTAGATTAAAACGTGCAGGTGTAGAGGGATACAACAAACCTAAACGTACACCTAACCATAAAACCAAGTCACATATTGTTGTGGCAAAAGAAGGTGACAAAGTTAAGACTATACGTTTTGGTCAACAAGGTAAAACTGGCGATAAAAAAATGACAAAACGCGCAAAGTCATTTAAGGCAAGACATGCAAAGAATATAGCTAAAGGCAAAATGTCAGCAGCATATTGGGCTAACAAGGTTAAGTGGTAATGGATACTTTCGAACTTAGAAACTATTATGCACAACTGACAGGTGACGTTACTAATGCTTTTGCGCCACGTGAAGATGACGTAGAAGGGTTTTTGTACAGTGATGAAAGTATAAAAAGAGCTATCGACACTATAGAAAATACAAAAAGATTGTCAGATCAATCAATGTTTTCACAAGCTATGTCAGATTATGGGCCACGTGCAGGTGTAGGCATTGGTAGAATAGGCACATTGTTCAATCCTCAATCAGCATACAGCAATGTTACAAATGATCTGGATGATGCAAAAAGAGCATATGGACAACGCGATTATGGTAGTATGTTTAAATCATTAGGCAATGCTGGTATGCAAGGCATGTCAACAAACAGGTTGCGGAGAGAAGGTGCAGCTAGAGGTTTGTTTGAGTTTATTAAAAGTTTAATGTAATGGCGCAAAGTATTTTTGATTTCTTTACAAGAGAAGCAGGTCAGAAAAGACGTAGGGCATTAGATGAGGCGGTTGGTGGTTTAATTGAATATTTAACACCACCTAATCTACGTCCAGCAACAGAGTTTGTAGCTCAAGCAAATCCAATACAAGGTATGTCAGATAGCATGGCGGCAAGTCGTGTTGTTTTTGACCCAGAGCAAACAGCAGAAGCTAGGAAACGTGCAGCGTTAGACATGGGTTTTGAGATGGCAATGGCTCTTACACCTGCTGCCCTGGCTGCGAGAGGCTACCTAACGCCTGTACAGGGTGTAATGGAAGGATTGTTAGGCGGTTCACCTGCACAAAAAGCAATTACAGACGATTTAGTAGAAAGATTTACGCAACCAGGTGAAGTACCAGTAATGGGTAGTGGTTTAGGTGGCGCATATGAAATGATTGGTTCTGATTTGCGTAGGAATATAGGCGATGAACCATCTGCATTAGATGTGATGGGTAAAGCAAATGAGGGCAAAGGCTCTGGCTTTTCTAACATGAAAGCACAACGCTCAAGTATTATAGATGACCATTATAGTGCAGGTTTATTGTCAAATGAAATGTCACCACCATTGCCAATGACATACAATGATTTAGCTGGTAAAACAATTTTAGGTTTAGTTGGTGATCCAACAGCCAGAAAAACAGTGACACAAGTAGGTGATTTAGTTTTAGAAAATCCTGTGCAATCACAAGCTGGCGCAGAATTTATGGATATATTTGGCTACGCTTCAGCAAGACCTGCAATGTCAAGTAAATTAAGAGAAGCAGCTAGTAGCGATGATGCATTTTTTACATTTCTAAACATGGGTGAAAAATCTGGTGATTTTGCGGTACATACTGGTGAATTAGTTGGAGAGGCTGTCAAGGCAGCAATGAAAAGCAATAGTTCTCCAATAGACCGCGATAAAATACCTATGATTGATGAACATATTAGAAATATAGGAGTAAATTCACAAACCCCTAGACTAGATGCTGATGGTAATCAAATGCTAACACCAGCAGGTAATCCAGCTTTTGATAACTCAACAATACGTCCATTTGCTGATTTTAAATCTATTGCTGATCCTGAATATTTAGGTGAATATATTGCACAACTACCAACTGGATCGTTACGTGCATCTTTAATAAAAGGTTTAGATAGAGATAAATTACAAAAAGCTGGCTTTCCAAATATTGGAGATATTAGGGTTGCTTTAGCTAATCCAGATTTAATTGGCAGAGATTTTTTAAGTGCTGGTTATCGCGGTTTTTATCCTGACTTTGACACTGGTCTAGTATCAACAACGCCAGATATTCACAAAACATATGACACAATGGTTAAAAAACTAGGATCGTCCTATACTCTAGATCAAGGCGGTGGCGGTGTGCCAGCTAATTTACTATTTGTAGATAAAGCAGAAAAAATGAGAGCAAAAGGTACAGGTGGTCTACTTGCACCAACAGAAAAAGATTACAAACAATTTGAAATGTCACCAGCAGCATCAAAACAAGTTATGGATGATCGCGCAGTAGAATTGGCTGATACTTTTGTGGAAATAGAAAAAAGATTTGGGCGTGGTGCGGCTTTACGTTTTGCTAATGATCTTCTTTCAGGTGGAAGAATTAGTGGAAGTATGATAGATAGTGCAAGGAAAGCTAATGCACCAGGGATATTTTAGGAGCTAGAAATGGCAATAACAACATTTAGTGAACTCAAAACATCTGTTGCAAATTGGCTAAATCGTGATGATTTAACATCTGTGATACCTGATTTTATTTCGTTAGCAGAAGCTGATATTGATCGTAAAGTACGTCATTGGCAAATGGAACAAAGGTCTACAGCTTCATTAGATGCGCGATATACACAATTGCCCCCAGGCTTTTTAGAGGCTGTACGATTTCATTTAGATGTTGATGAACGCCCTATAGAACTTTTAACACCATTAGCACTACAGCAGCGTAGACAGGGCAATAATGATACAACTGGTAAACCACAATTTTATGCGGTTATTGCAGGTCAATTAGAGGTATGGCCTACACCAGACACTGGATATACAGGTGAATTATATTATTATAAAAAAATAACGCCTTTAAGTGACGCAGCGACTTCTAATTTTATTTTACAACAATTTCCAGATACTTATTTGTATGGCACTTTGGTGCATAGTGCGCCTTACTTAGTAGATGATGCTAGGGCAGCAACATGGGCAGCGTTGTATCAAGCTGCAATTGATGGTATAAACGGTAACAACGATAGAGCAAAATTTGGTGGTTCTGGATTGCGTATGCAAATTAACACCTTCAATTAGGAGAAAAACATGGCAATATTAGCAGATTATGTATTAGATGCTGCACTTGAAAAATTAGATACGGAAGCAGATCGTATTGATATTACAAGTCAACAGGCAACAACCTATGCAGAAGCTACATCGACATATACGCTTGGAAACTCAACTTCTTTAGCTTTTGGCGCACCACAAAACGGTGATAGTTCTGGCAGAAAAGTAACAAGTGCAGCAATTTCTAATGCAACAGTTACAGGTACAGGCACTGCCACTCATTTTGCCATAACAGACGTATCAGCAACAAGATTACTAGCGGCAGGTACGTTAGGTGCATCACAAAGTGTAACGTCTGGAAATGTTTTTAATTTGCCAGCATTTGACATTACGATAAACGATCCGTCATAGGTATTGAATGCCCATAAAACTACTAAATCGTGCAAAAATGCAAAGTACTACAACTGGTACTGGAACTGTAACACTATCAAGTACGGTTATAGGCTTTCAAAGTTTTAGTGACGCAGGTGCAGTTTCAGGGGATTTAATTAGATATGTTATAGAAGATGCTAATAATTTTGAAATTGGTATCGGAACTTACAATGCTACAGGGCCAACACTTACAAGGACTGTACAGGAAAGTAATTTAAGTGGTAACGCAGCGTTAAATTTAAGTGGCAGTGCATCTATTTTTGCATCTGCAACGGCTGATGATTTAAAACCACAAACTTATACGTCAACTTTGTTTACTGCTACTCAGGGGCAAACGACATTTACAGTCAATTATGATCCTGACCAGGTACAAGTTTTTATGAACGGTGTATTGTTAATTAGCAATGCAAACACGGATGTTACGGCTACGTCAGGAACACAAGTAGTTTTAACAGAAGCAGCAGAGGCTGGAGACTTAATTGAAGTAGTAGCGTTCTCATCGTTTGAGGCCGCAGATTTAGACACAATTGAAGCAATTGCATTGGCAGGGTTATAAACATGGCTATAGATACAGCAACATTTGAAACAACACTTGATAGCAAGATAGACGCAGCAACAACGTCTGATGATGCAAAATCGTTTTTGCTTCTGGCAAAAGCAGTTGAGGCTGTTAATAACGCAGTCAGTTCTTCATCATTAAGTAAATCAAATAATTTAAGTGATTTGTTAAACACTACAACGGCACTTACAAACTTAGGCTTTACTGCTACAATCGCTGAGTTAAATTACACTGATGGTGTTACAAGTAATATTCAGACGCAGTTAGACGCTAAAGTAGGTGCAGCAAGCCCTACATTTACTGGAACACCTGCCGCACCTACAGCCTCTACTGGTACAAACACAACGCAGATTGCTACAACTGCTTTTGTGCAAGGTGAAGTAACAGCATTAGTCGATAGCGCACCTTCTACGCTAAACACTTTGAATGAGTTAGCTGCCGCACTAGGCGATGATGCTAATTTTAGCACGACAGTAACAAATAGTATTGCTGCGAAGTTACCTCTGGCTGGTGGTACAATGACAGGCGCAATAGCAATGAGCGGTGCTAATATTACTTTAGGTGATAGTAGCGGAGGTTCAGATGATCGAATTGCTTTCGGAGCAAGCGCACATGGGCAAATTTATCACGATGGAACAAACTTTTTAATTCAAGAAACTGGTTCTGGAAATCTATTAATTGATGGTTCTAATATTTCTTTAAGAAGTAGTAGCTCAGAAACTTATGTAAATTGCACTGCTAATGGTGCAGTAGATCTTTACCATGATAATTCTAAAAAGTTTGAAACCACTTCAACAGGGGTAAATGTAGAAGGTACGGCTGTAACAGACGGTGTTACTGTTGATGGCACGCTTGATATTGAGGAAGTTATTGAGAAGGTAGAGCCTAGCAATTCTACAACTGGAACTATAAGTTTTGATTTTTTAGATCAAGCGATTATAAATTTTCATGGAAACCAAACAGCAAATAGAACAATTAATTTTCGTGGAAACTCTAGTACGTCACTGAACTCTATGCTTGCTGTAAACCAAAGTGTTACTTGCGCTATATTAATGGCGCAAGGCTCTACTGCATACTATCTCAACGCATACCAAGTAGACGGTAGTTCAGTAACACCAAAATGGTCAGGTGGTTCTGCGCCAACGGCAGGTAATGCAAGTGGTATAGACAGCTATTCATTTACAATTATCAAGACTGCCGATGCTACGTTCACTGTTTTAGCGTCACAAACTCAGTATGCATAAGGGATAACCATGACAATATGGATGCCTAGAAAAAAACCATTGTACGCACCGATGCTTGCTACCTTTGGTGGTGGGTCAGTAAAAGGGTTTAACTCTGGTGGTGGTGGAGCTGTAGACTATGATACGACAACAAGTTATTCATCAGGAAGTGGCACGCTAGATGTTTCGGGTTACGGAAGGATAAAAGTTATAATGTGGGGCGGTGGTGGTGGCGGTCCTCAAACTACAGGAACTAATAGAACAGGTGGCGTAGGTGGCTACGCAGAGGCAATAATTGACCTAACAAATATTACTAGTTTAGGTTATGGCGTGGGTGCAGGTGGTAATAAAGGCCCAGATCCGTATGCACAAAATTCTGCAAATCAGACTTTCGGTGGTGGAGCAGAAGGCTACGGAAATGGTGGGTCAGGTCAAGGCGGTGGCGGCGGAGGCGGCGGTTCAATGGTTTTTATAAACGCTAATACAAATGACAGTTATATTTTACTAGCCGCAGGTGGCGGCGGTGGCGCAGCAGCAAATGATGGTTCGCATGGTGGCGCAGGTGGCGGCGCAAATCAAAATGGTAACGCTTCAACAAGAGCAGGTGGCTCGCATCCCGAAATCTTAGCAGGAGGGGGAACAAGTGGTGGCTCAGGAGGCGGAGCAGGTGGTCAAAATGGCACTACTAGCCAAAATGGTGGCGTTGGATTGGGTGGAGGCAGTGTAATTAATGGGTATGATTTCAGTAGATCACATTCAAATGGAACTTATGGCGCAGGTGGAGTAGCAGGTGGCGGCGGTGGAAGTTCTGGCGGCGGCGGAGGTGGCGGCGGTTACGCAGGCGGCGGCGGCGGAGGCGGCGGAAATAGTGAAAGTGAGGGAGGCGGCGGAGGCGGCTCTGGATTTGCTAATTCTACCTATTGCTCGTCAATATATGGCGATAAGGGAACAAATGGATATACTACTGTACCCATGTCAGCACAATCAGTTTATTCGGGTAATGCAGGTCAGTCAGGTGGATCTCAAACAAACGGTAATTCAGGATTAATAGTTTTTACAAGTCCGTAAGCAAATAAAAATTATAATGCTCTAAAAGGAAGGCACTAACTATGAGCAAAGCAAGAGACATAGCGGCAGGTATATCAGGTGGATTTGCACAGAAAGTTTTAGCAGTAGATAAAACTCTTGATGCAGAAACTAGATTTCGTTTAGGCGATGGATCTGCTATAAATAGCGATATAACTATTACAGTGCCAACTAGCACACAACTAGAAGTCAGCATTTTCGATGCACTTAAATCTTTATGAGGTGAAACATGCCACTAAAATTAAATAGTACAAATGGGTCAATTACGATAAGTGCAGAGGATGGAAGTGGAAACGCTAATATTACGCTGCCCAGATCAGGTATTGGATCAGTTTCTTCATTAAGCGATTTGAGTATAACAGCAACGGCTACTGAATTAAATTATGTAGATGGCGTCACAAGTGCAATACAAACACAGATAGATACAAAAGCGCCATTAGCAAGCCCTGCATTAACTGGAACTCCCACAGCGCCAACTGCTACGGCAGGTGATAGCTCTACAAAAATAGCTACAACTGCATTTGTCGGCACAGAGGTGTCGAACTTAGTAGACAGTGCGCCATCAACCTTAAATACTTTAAACGAACTTGCAGCCGCACTTGGGGATGACGCAAACTTTTCCACAACTGTTACAAACAGCATTGCTACTAAACTGCCTCTGGCTGGCGGTACAATGACTGGTAACATTGCTCATGCAAGTGATTTTACCATAGACGTTGGTGGACACATTAGTCTTGATGCTGATGGTGGTAATATCAAACTTTTTGATGGAGGCACACAAAGACATACTATTTCTATGCAAGCTAATGGAGACGTTATTTTTATAAATGAAACGTCAGATACTGACTTGTTTTTCAAGGGAGTAGATGGAGGGTCAACCATCACTGCACTTACACTTGACATGTCAGAAGCAGGGAAAGCTACGTTTAATTCAACTATCAATGATGCTGACGGAGACGTAAGAGCTATACCACAATCTGGCTCTGACAAAACCTCAAGCTACACATTGACTACTGGTGATATAGGAAACTTTGTAGGCATTGGGTCAGGTGGGTCAATAACTGTTCCGAATAGTACATTTTCCGCAGGTGACGCAATTTCTATATTTAACAATACATCAGGTGACCGCACAATAACGTGTTCAATTACTACTGCGTATATCGGTGGTGAAGATGCAGATAAGGCTAGTGTTACGTTAGCAACTAGAGGCGTTTGTACAATATTGTTTATTAGTGGTACTGTTTGTGTAATTACAGGGAATGTAAGCTAATGTCAGGCATACAAATGGCTTTGCTTGCTGCTGTAGGAACAGCAAACTTAGTAGCTGACTACCTTGTAATAGGTGGTGGAGGTGGAGGCGGTTCAGGTGATACGCAGGGTGATGGAGATGGCGGCGCAGGTGGAGGCGGTGCTGGTGGTATGCTCACTGGAACAGCACTTAACCTAAACTTTGGTATTTCCTATACCGTTACAGTTGGTGCTGGTGGTGCGGGTGCAACGAGCTATGATCAAAATGGTGCTCAAGGTTCAACCTCATCACTTTCTGGCTCAGATATAACGACTATTTCTGCGATTGGCGGCGGTTATGGCGCACATGGTCAGAGTGGAGTTAGCGGCGCAGGTGGTGCAGGTGGCTCAGGCGGTGGTGCAGGTGGTGGTATTGACGGAAGCTCTGGTGGCGCAGGAACATCGGGACAAGGCAACGATGGCGGTAATACTGAACATAATAGTGGCGGCGGCGGTGGCGGCGGTGCAGGTGGTGCAGGCTCAAGTCCACCTGCAAACAATACAGGGGCTGGCTCTGCTGGTGGTGTAGGCTTGCAATCATCAATCACTGGTACAGCAATTTATTATGCTGGCGGCGGTGCAGGCGGCGCAGGAACAAATTATCAGCCTAATGCCTCAGGTGGACTTGGCGGTGGCGGCGACAGCGGCGATGGAAATAATAATGCTGCAAGTGGCGTAGCTAATACTGGTGGCGGCGGCGGTGGTGATGGTGATCTTAACTCAGGTGGATATGGCGGCGATGGCGGTTCTGGAGTTGTAATTATCCGTACTTTAGCGACAGCCACAGCAACGGCAGGATCACCAACAGTAACAACTGACGGCTCTTACAACATATATAAATTCACAGGTTCTGGGAGTATCACGTTCTAATGCCTTATCCTAGTTCATCAGCAGCATCAGATGTTTGGTCTTTAAGAGACAATTATAAAGCGGAAGCAGGTGGAGGTGCAGGTTATTTCGGCAGTGCTACCCCGAATAGAGGAAAAGGTGGAAATGGAGGATCTGGTGTAGTTATAATTAAGTATCCAGATTTTTTAAATGAAGCAACTGCCACTACAGGAAGTCCAACAGTTACAAACACTGGTGGTTACAGAATATATAAGTTTACGTCTAGTGGAACTATAACTTTTACATAGGAGTAAAGATGGCACATTTTGCAGAATTAGATGATAGTAATGTCGTACTTAGGGTTATCGTGCTTAATAATAACGTTATATTGGATGAAAATGGTAATGAACTAGAAGAATTAGGTATAGCTTTTTGTAAGTCGCTATACGGAAATGACACAAATTGGAAACAGACCAGTTACAATTCTAATCAGCGCAAAAACTTTGCAAGTATAGGAGGTGCGTATGATGCAGAAAAAGATGCTTTTATACCTGTAAAACCTTTTCCTTCTTTTGTGTTAAATGAAGATACTTGTCAATGGGAGTCCCCTGTTGCTTTTCCATCTGATGCAGATCCATAAAAAATGTATGTGTGGGATGAAGAAAATACTCAATGGACACCTTTAGGTAATTAACAGTTTACTTGTCATAGGATAAACGATGTTTGGATTTTCACCTCTAGCGGTAGCGCCAGTAGCAGATGATACAGGTATCGTTAGCTTTACTTTCCAAATTACGAATTTTACAGCAACAAGCGTAATTTCTCAAGTAAATATTACTCAAACGCATAATTTAACGGCAAATAATTTAGCGTCAGATGTGGTTTTTGGATCTCTTGCAATGCAAGAAGAAGAAAACTTTTCTATTCCAAACATAGAATTGACTACGTTTGTTGGCAGTCCTGATTTACAATTCATTTACAATTTCGTTGGTGATAATATTACGTCTACAACGTCTGTTGGATCACCAATTGTTCAAGAATTGTTTCCAATCAACAGCATTACAACTACTGTTACGATTGATACTCCTGACATTACACAAGGTCACAATTTCGTAGCAAATAATATAGAGGCTACAACGGCAATAGATGTTCCTACATTGAGCCAGGAGCATAATTTAACAGCAACAAATATATCTTGTGTGCCAACTTCTGATGTAAGATTTACATGGGATAAAATAGCAATTACAGCCAAGACATGGACAGAAGTTTCTGATATAAGTGAAGTATGGACGGA